CCGCTGGCCGTTGGTCGGGTAGGTCGTTAGGCCAGTACTCGATCAGCGGCCAGATGGTCGGTTACCAAATGATCGGACAAGCTAAGTATAAGGAGAAATGGGGAGGCGTGCTGCTCAATGTCATTGAGTGGCCGAAGTCAGGTAAGGCACCGATGTTTACTCGTGTGCCTGTTGAGCCTGCTCCGTACGCCGTAGCGAATTTTAAGTCGACCATCCTGCATGCAGAACAGATGGTCCACAAGTATTCAGACAGAGAAGCAATGGAGTGGCCGGGTGCGTTTCACGGGGGAGCCTGTTGGAACTTCGGCCCATGTAAGTTTTTATCGAGTTGTCAGTGGGGAGGAATGAAATGAGTAAGTATGTGTTTGGCGGGATCTACGGTCCTGCGAAGAGTGGTAAGACACTCGCAATGATTAGGTCGTTTCCGAATGGATTGTTCATCGCACCGAGAGGCGCGTTGCTCTGTAAGGGATGGTTGTCCCGTGAGCCTAAGTCCGTTGAAGCTGGAGGTAAAGTCGGCCTGCCTGAGATCACAAAGATCATCAAGCAGCACGCCAAAGATTACCCCGCGATTATCGTAGATGACTTCAGCATCATTCTTGATTGGGAACTAGCTAAGTGCAAGAAGGCCGTCGCTGGTTGGGGAGCGTTTGATAACTTCAACAAGCGGGTGTACGATTTCATCGAGGCGGCTCGGAATGCTGACTGCCACGTCTTCGTAACGATGCACGAGCAAGCACCTAAGGAAGTCGGACAGGACGGCCAGAAGCGTTGGGTGAAGGGATGTCCGATGGTACCGGGGTGGCAGCTTCCAGAGAAGCTCCCGGCCATGTGGGATATTTGCGCTCGCGTGGTCTACGATAAGAAGGCCAAGGGCTGGCCCCACGTCCTTCAGACGGGACCGGATTCAGATTATATTACGGGAGATCGGTTGGCCATCACGCCGGAGAGGTTCCCTATGAACCTACGTGATGTCCTTCTTAGCGCAGGGTACGACTTACCACGCCCTGAAGAACTAGCCTACTTTGAAGAACATGTAGCGAAACTGAGCCTAGCCTTGGCTCCTGCACTGGATGGTAAGCCGGGGGCAGTTAAGAAGGTCTTCGTCGAGCATCAGAAGGAACTGATGGATGCGACGGAGGGGAGTCCAGAGTTTGTACGCTGGATCTTCATGGACGCGCTTGACCGTGCGTCTTTACGTAAACACAGCAGCAACATGCTGCAAAACTTTATTGATTCGATGTGAGGTAATGAACAATGTTTAATTTTGATTTTAGTACGACAACTTCTTTCACCCAGCCCCCAGCAGGCGAAGGCGTGTACCACGTCAAGCTTACTGCGATTGATACGTATACGACTCAGTCTGGCAACAACCGGGTCAGCCTTCACGCTACCGTCATTGACGGTGATGCGGAAGGGTGCGTCATCAAGGATGGCATCAACATCCCCAAAAGTCCTGACGATAAGGTCAAGGGCGTTTGGATGAGGTTCTTTACCTCTATGGGACTGAGCCCTGCGGAGATCCGTGCCACGTTTGGTAGCACGAGTTCGAGCATGGATGACATTAAGAAGGCGTTGGAGGAGTCTTTGCTCGGACTCACTGGGTATTGTTACTTTGCTCCGGCAGTTGAGGAAGGCGGTTGGCCAACCCGTAAGTGGTTGACCCCGGCTCAAGCTAAGTCAGCGATGCGGACCAGTAATGGTAAGGCATCGAGTGATGACGCCTTGGGCGACTTCATCAACGTGTAGTGTTCTGGGGCGCTTCAATCTACGTGTGGCCTCTTCATCTCCTTGGCTAACACGCAGTAGGGACTGGTTACCCCGTGGAGCGCCCCTCACACTTCTCTCTTGGGAGCAGCTATGTCATTCGACAAAGCCAAGTGCGACCAGTGCCCACTTAAAACGCACTGGGAAAAAGAGGGGTGCTGGAGCCCCGTAGACTTTGAAACCAACACCGAGCCCGGTGGTGTGGTTCTTCTGGGTGATGCGCCGTCTAAGTCGGACATGGATGGGGGCCGCCCCCACAGCGACATGGCCGGGGCGTACATCTTAGAGGAGCTAAAGGAACTGGGTATCTCCAGAAAAGATGTGTCGTGGGGGAACATCCTTGGATGCCGTTGGCCCAACGATGACCCGAAGACATACTT